TGGGAATAATGCGCACATGAGGATGATGAAGTTTCCTTCTAGCCCAACGAATGCTGTTTGGGTTACTCAAAGAGCTTTACGTTTTGAAACAGAGCACCAAGATAGCAACACTCAACATGTCGTTAGGGACGTTGCTCCTAGTGAAGTTCAAAATTGGGGTTCAAATGGTGGGACATTTGGTAGTGGTGCTTTATCTGGATACTCTGCAGGTTACGAGGTTAACTTCTTTAATGATATTACTCAAGGTGCTGGTAGCATTGGTCAGAAATCTTTTATCACAGTAAACACAAGTGGTTACTATAGGATAACTGCAAACATGGTTGTTAATATGTACATGCCTGTAGCGCCTGGTGGTGGAGGTTTTAAT